AGCAGTAGAACGCTGGAGCGTCAGTTTCTGAAGAACCTTTGTAACCAACAAGTACTTTAGTACCGTCAGCTGCATAACTGTCTACGAAAACTTTGATAGTACCGTTTAGTGTACCAGCTAGTTTTGTGTTAGTTGGTGCTTCAAAAGAACCTTCAGTTGTGCGAGCAAATGTTGATGTGCTTGCAGACTGTAGGATTGTTAACGCTTCTGGGCTAACTACGATGTAGTTACCTGCGCCACGTCTTGTTCTTGCAGCGATTCTGTTAGCAGCTCTGTTAATCTCAACTGCTAATAGTGCATGACGGTCACCAACGTATGTTGGAGTACCAGTCAATGTGTTAGCATTGAAGTCTAGAGTTGTACCAGCACCTGCTAATGAACGTAGTGAACCGATAATTTCTTGGTCGATTTCAACAACGATCTCTTGTGCAAGAGCCTGCATAATTTCTGCTTCAACGTCTACACCATGCATTGCTTCTGCATCTTGTGCCGCTTCGAATGTCCATCTAGCACTTAAACGTCTTGTCTTTGCTTCGACAGTTTCTTTTAAGATTTGGATTGACATTTTTCTACCTGCTGAACCTTCAGCAACTGCTGTTGCGTCTGGGCTACCTGCATAAGTAGAAGCAAGTTTAAATGGGCTAAGAGCCTCATCACCTGCTGTTGCGCCACCACCTGATTCCGCATAACGGACTCTTAGTGTGTGGATTTGTCCTACTGGACCAGTCATAGGTTGAACACCTACTAGTTCGTTTGCGATCACTGAAGGCATAACCCTTCTGATCAAAGGTAACATCACCTTGTTCAATGTTGCTACTGAGCCTGCGCCTGTGGAACCTGCTGTTGCGGCCTCTGACAAATGTCTTTTTGTATTTTCGAGGACCACATCCAAAGAAGATTTTCTGTTTCCAGAAAGACCTTCTAACAAGGCGTCTTTAGTTGCGGACCAGTTGCTTTCAAATAATTCTGCCATTTCTTTGCTCCTTTATTTTGAAAGTCCGGCTAATTTACGGATCATATCTAATTCAACGATATCGTCCGCTTTGTCATCGGCTTCTGCTTTTGCAGTTGCCTTCTTATCACCAGTGTGCTCTTTCTTCACAACTGATTCTGACAATGTCTTCTTTACTCTTGATGTTTCGCCATCTAAAACAGATGGAAGATACTTATTAAATTGCTTCTCTAAGTTCTCTGTCTTAACACTTTCAAGTAAGTCGGACATAATTTCTTTCTTCTCTTTGCCTAGTGGGGCCATTAATTCATTGAGTTTTTCTTTTCTTTCGAATCGATCTTCTGCAATTCTTAACTTAGATTCTACAAGTTTCCCTGCTTCTTCTTTTTTAGCAATAGTTTCCTGTGCTTCGTTAAGTTTGGCTTCCATTTCGGCTAGTGTTTTCTGTATTGTTTTGATTTCTTTGCTTTCGTTTAAGTAACTAGTACCATATTCGCTTGCAAAGGCTTCAAAAATTCTACGACCAAAGTCGTTCTCACGAGCCTTTGTGATGTCATTACGGAAAGATTTAACTTCTTCACTAATAACCTTGTTAATAACGCCTTCGACTTTATTAGCGGCTTTAGAGATGAAGTCTTTCTTTGCTTCAGCAAGTTGTTTTTTGCCTTCTGCTACCATCTTGACTTTTTGCTCAACTAATGATTTCTTATCTTCGTGGAATTCAGAAAGTTCACTAGCAAGCGATTCTGTTACAAACTCGTCGAGTTTTGCAACGTGCTCACTTACTCTTGATCTATCTGCACGGAGTTCTTTGACTTCTTTTGCAACCATTTCAGTTACAAATTTGTCAAGTAGTTTAGCATGTTCACTAATGGCTTTGTGATATTTTACTCTGTCTGTTGCTAGGCTATCTTTCTCCTCAGCAATCAAAGCAATCTCTGCTTTGAGTTGATCAGTAAACCAGTTATCAACTGCTTCAACGATCTGAGATTTGTCGTGCTCGTATCTTTGAGCAAACTCTTCTCTTAACTCAGCAGTGAGTTCTTCTTTTGCTTCAGAGACTTTTAATTCCCATGCCTCTTCCAATGCTGATTTCACTTCTTCAGTAAGTTCAGCACCTTCGAGTAAGTCTTTAAATGTCACTGCCATAGTAGTCTCCTACTT